TTTAGTTATAAACTTTTCTTCACTCATCTTTTATAATAACTATAGATTTTATTTTTTAGTTTTTTTCTAAAAAATAGAATTAAATTATTTTGCTAAATATTTTATTATTTCCAGTTTCTCTTCTGGCGATAATGTGAAATTATCAATCTTGATTTTAATTAAATATACTTTATCAATCTCTTCAACATTATCATTTAAAATATCCTGATATTCATTAAAACATCTTTCAACATCAGCATCAGTAGGATTTTCTAAAACATTATAATTATCATTACTGATTAAATCAACTTTCATATCATAAACTAATTTTAATTCTCTTTGTGCAATATCTACAAAAAAATTAGGATTACTTACAAGTTTAATTATTAAAGTATGAAATAATAAATCCATAACATAATGACCATCATACTTGTGTTTAATATAATCAATTAGAGTTCTATATACTTCGTCCATAGCTTTCTTCCCTCTCAAATTAGAATCTTTGAGTCTTGGATATGCGCTTCTTTTTTTGTTCCATACTATTTCATTATTAGTTATAGCTTCATGGAGCATGTGAATAGTTCTCAATTCACTTTCACCTTTTACCGATTTTGGAATTATAACAAACATTATATATTTTAATTAGATATTTTATTTTAAATAATTAATATATTGATATATTGATTATTCTTATTATTTGTTAAAAAATACTCTGGGATATTCCAAATCCTTAAATATATAATTTTGGAGAATAGCCAAAGTCATTTCTGTTTCATCTTCATTAAGTACATATCTCCTTTGTTCTTCCAATACTAAATCTTCAAATACTCTGCATTCCTTTTCCATCTTATTCCAATATTGTTTTATTATATTGGCTGTTGGAGATAATAAACCTCCATGTTTGTAGATAATCATATTGACCATTTCAAGTGGTAAAACATTTGAATAAAACATCCCTTTTACTTTAATAAGAGATTTTTATTTAATTAGAAATCAATTTTATTATTAGAGGGAATTAATAGTATATAGTACATATATTAAATATATGGATAATCACTATATTCCTATATATGTGATATTGGATATATGCTGGATTTATATATTAATATAGATTTATACTTAAAATAAACATATAAAATATTTTATATTCTTAAATAGGCAATAAATCCAATATAAGTAATAAAACTGGAATAAATCCAACTAATCAATATAATGATATATTGATTATTTGTATAAATTAAAAAAGAATATTAATCAAAAAATTAATAAATAGAATATCTGGACACAATTGGCTCAAATATTATCTATATCATGAACACCAAAAGTGTCCAGCTTTACAAATCAAAGTTTAATGCTTTATCCATTTCAGTTTTAGCTTCAGCAATAGATTCTTTGGCGGAATCCTCTGTATATTCATCTTTACAATAACATCCCATAAAACATTTTCCACATACATATCCTTCACATCCTCCATGTTCTTTAGAAGTATAATAGCCAGAATGATTGGTATGGACATCTTCACATACTTCACATTTTTCAGTTTCTAATTTATGAGCTTTATAAACCCATTTCCCATCTTCATTCTTTTCCATTTCAATCCCTTTGTTAATATTCATATCTTCTGTTCCAAAGTCCCATGATAGATTTTCAGTTCTACATTCAGTATTCCTGAATTGTCCAATCTTCATTTGATATTCAAAGAAGTCTGGATTTATTGTATTGATTGTATATTTAACTTTATTCTTTGTCTTTCTTTTTGTTTTGAATAGTTTGAGTTTAGTATGAGTCATAAAATCATTTCCAGTAGCTTTCTGGGCTTCAGTTGGTTCATAAGGAATAGTAATAGTTGTACCAAAGATTTGACCCATCATTTTCTCAATACCCAAAGAACAATCTTCAGTTTTAGTAAAATCAAGTGTTCTTGTTTTCTTATTTCCATCTTCATCTTTTTCAGTTAATCTCAATCTAAATATATCATCCACTTCATTCCATAGTTGTTTTGATTTAACTTGTTCATAACTATTTTTAGCAATCATATCATTCTTGTGAGTAATACCACATCCTTTCATGAACTTTTCAAGAAATACCAATTTATAATTATCACTTTTCATTTTATTATAATTGTAGTCTTCTTTTGTTGCAAGTTTATCATCAAGAGTAATACCAGATTTAATAACATATTTAATCGCCATTTGGTTTTGAAGTCTTTTCTTTGGTAGGATAAATAGTTCTTTGAAATCATCCATTTTATCTTTTGGGATTTTTAACAACTCATTTATTTCTTGTACCTTTGGATGTTCTTTATCAAAGTTCTCTAATTGGTCTTCTTTGTAATCTTGCTTCATTTTAGCTAATGTACTCATTCCTGTTCTTCCAATTGAAGAATTAAGTATCACACCTCTTTCATGAAGTAGATTTCTAAAATGCGCAAACTTATTAGTATCATAGCAATCATTATTGTACATAATAACACTCATCACTTTCATCCAAATATCATTATCTTCTTGGGACCCAAGCATTTCCCAAACAGCATAGTCATCAATCTTTTTAATATATTCATGTGTTTCTTTAATATCAATAAACTTCTCTTGTTGGAATATTTTTTTAAAGAAGATGTAATTTATTTGTTTAATATTTCTGGTTCTGGCTATTTGCTGAACCATCATTCTTGGATTGATTGTATGTTCTTCATACCAGCAAAATACATCTCTTTCAATTTGAGAATCAAGACCATAAATAATCTTTGGTGAAATAATAGCTCTATCAAATGAATCTAATGAACAATATTTATCATTATCACTTGTAATAACAACCACAAATCCTTTATCATCTTTGAAAACCAATAATCCTTCAAATCTTTCTTTTTCTTCTTCAGTTAGAGGTATTTTATCAAAATTATCTTTTGCTACTTTAATACATGAACTCTTTGAATCACAACACATTAAGAACTTATCACTTTTTACTAAATCTTCTGTGAATGATTCAATATTAAAATATTCATTTGCTTTTATTCCTTTGTTATGTTGGTAGGTATTAATATATAAATCATAATCAATATCAAGATAGTCAAGTAGTTCAAGAGTATGACCTTGCAAATCCGCATCTACACAGAATATCTGTTTAGCTTCCTTCAGTACATTACATAAGATTTGAAAGACTTGTGTTCTTCTATCATTAAGAGTTTTACTGGAGAATAAATGTTCAATCAAAGAATTATATTCATCCATGAATATCACATATTCTCCAAAATTACCTCTGGCTATTTTTTTAAGTGAATCAACACAAATTACCATAGAATCACCTTCCTGAAACCAAGAATCTTCTTCATTATATAATTTACATGAAATACCAGCATCCCTAAAGATACTATATTGTTCCTCACCCAAACTGATTCTGGAAACCATACTGATAAACTTACAATTTGACTGATTAGCTAAATATTCTTTTACAATAGTAGTTTTTCCTGTACCTGTATCACTCTTAATCACAACACATTTTTTATTTTGTGGTAAAGTAATATGTTTTCCAAGTTTGTCCCATTCACCGCATTTTTTAGGTTCTTTGAGTTTTGATTTAATAGTTGGTTTATATTTAATATAATCAACATAAGTTCTGTATGTATGAGTTTCTGTAGTTCCATCTTCCTTCTTTTTAGTAGATTGAATCGCTTGATTGAAAATATGTTCAACAGAATTAATACTGAATTGTTTTTTAATTCCATTATATTGTTTTACATTTGGAGGATGGTTAGGATTAGTATAATTTGTTTTAGGATGTTCAGCGCACATCTTCAAAAACAATTCACCTTTATTCATAGCTTTCATGGCTGTAGCAAGAATTAACCATTTATCATGTTCAGTAAAATATTCATCTGGAATCTTTGAAATAATCATCTTACATTTCTCATCTGTAATGTTATAACAATAATATCCAATTGAACTCTGTAAAAATTGAGCTTTAGAATCTCTTTCTTTCTTTTGAATTATTTTTTTATCTTTACTCATGATGTTCTTGATTAACCATTCTTTTAATTCTGTTGGGATTGGTTTGATATTGGTTTCATTAATAACTTTATATTGACCAACTCTTTTCTGTGAAACTGGTTTATCTTTATCCTGCTTAATAAAACACTTGGAACCAGCACCAACAATATATCCTCCATCATTCTTAATATCAACTTGATGAGTTGCATTATTAGTACCTTTTCCAAAATCTTCATCATATTGGAAAATCAAATGTTCTCCTCCAGATGTAGTCTTTTGAGTAAGAGTATCAAACTTTTCTACATAATCATCTCCAAAAGTCTTAATAAACTCACTATCACTTTTATTTAATTTATATAAGTCTAAATCAACCACCATGATTCCATTTACTTTCCCACATGGAATCCCACAATTACCTTTTAGATTCTTTCTCCAAAGGTGTTTATTTTTCATACCTTTATCTCCACACCACATATTAGCTACAGGTATTTTATCCATTCCTACTGGAAACTTGAATAGTTCGTCCATATCTGTTTTATTATTACATGAGATTTTACTTTCCTGTTTTTTATTAACTTTATTTTTTCCCATTAAACAACCTGCGCAGGTAGTTAATAAGGTACTTTTTCCACATACATCACATTCATTAAGTTTAGGTTTATTCATCTTATTAATATAATGGTGAGATTCTTTTAAATCATTTTTATTTAAACAATTTTCAACATCAGCATTTAAACAATATTTTGGTGAAGTCATCTTTTAATATAGTAATATATTTTTTTTTTAAATCAATTTTTTATTAATTAAATGATTAATTAATAAAAATCTTAAATATAAAAAATCTGGACAAAATTGGCTAAAATATTATCCTTAATATAAATCCCAAAAGTGTCCAGTTTCCTAAACTCTGGGGAATTGATTTCCAATTGTGGATATTTGATTCTGCTGAATATCACTTCTATATCCTTCAATTCTCTGTAAAGCTTTAGCCATGATTCTGGCTTGTTTTGATTCTTCACCTTCTTTATGAAGTAAAGTCATTTCTGTAGGATTTAGTAAATCATTTGCTAATGTACCATCCTTTAATCTCAAAGCAGCAGTCAAACTATAATATGTTTCAGTTTGAGGGACATTTAATTCTACATCTATAGGGAATTGTGCATAATAATGTAAAACTCCTTCATTCTCTCCAGTCTGTAATTCTTCTTTTGGAATTATTGCTATAGCCTTTGTTTTATCTCCAGTAAAACCATTAGCGCCTTTAATATTAAAATCCTGTAATTCTACTGATAAACTTGGTTCTAATATAGCTGTAATTGGAGCCCTTTTAGTTATAACTGGATTATGAACACTACCAGCAGCAAATACCTCATAATGAGCTGTACCAATAGTAGCATTTATATCAGCTGTATTTGGGTTTAAATCAGCATCAGGAAATCCACCACCAGCACTCACTAAATCCTCTGGAAGAATTGTTCCTAATTTCCACATTTGAGATAATGCTAAAGCATTTGGAGGGTCAGCTTGGACTTGTTCAGCATCAGCATCAGCAATTTGTTGGGCTGTGTGTGTATCTTCTGTAGCTCTCATAGGGACAGCAACACCTAAACCTCTTGTATATTCTTTATCATCACTAATGGTTTTTCCTACATAAGAAGCAGCACTATAATAACCTCCACGACCACAGCACATTATAGGACGAAGTGGATAAAAACTTTCCTTAATAGTTGAAACCCAATTAGGATTCTGGGTTGTGTTAGATTTCAATAAATCTCTATATTCTGTAAATGTTCCTGTACCATCAGTATCATGAGCTACGGAAAGTGTTATAGTTCTTAAAGAATCTAAAGTAAGAATCAAGCGGATTGTTGGACCATTAGCAATATCAAATTGAGTCCAATTTGCTGGAGGACCCCCACCAGCAGTCAAAGGGTCTAACTGGTCAAAAGCACTTGGTAAAACTCTCATTTTTTCTTGGTTTCCAGCCCTCCAATTACCATTAGGAAATTGAGTTCCAGCTTGTTGTTTTAACTGGAAAGCTTGAAAATAAACACTATTAGTAGGTGGATTATTATTTAATATAAACCATAAATCTGTTCCATTCAAATCAGGATTAGCTATAGCATCAGCATTCCCAGGATAATCTGTGGCTCCATTATAAAGCTGTTGTCTGCAATATCCAAATCTTAACTCTGGAAATCCTATTGGCTGGTCCATATTATTTGTAATTGCTGTTCCATCCGTTCTTTCAATATTATAATCAAAATCATCAGTAGATTTTCTCCCTACATCTTGTATAGTTCCATCACCATCATTAAAATACATAGCATTTGGGACAGCATCATAACTCAACACCAAAGTAGCATCACTATTCTCATCAGTTCCCCAACCAAAAGCACCATTATCCATTCCTAAACCATCCAAATAATCTTCTTCTCCAGTAATAATTCTAACATATCTTACCTCATTATTATCAATAAAAGTAAATTGTAAATCCCATCCATTAGCAGCGGCAGTAGGACCAGCTACTTCAAAATATCCAGTTCTTACTACTGCTGCTCCGCCAGTATAATCAGTAAAATCCATTTCATTTACGGCTGGTGGTCCTATAGAACCTAAAAGTCCTTGAAAATCTCCTACATTTGTACTCATACCAGTTAAACATGGTACTTCAAAAACTACACTTCCACCATTTCCAAAAATACCTCTTTCAGCAGCAAAAAGCCTATCACCTACATTTTGAGTGTCCATATCACTTGTATCAGCTGCTAAAGATGTAAAAGTTGTAAATGTTGAAGGTTGGGCATTTTCTATCTGCATAGCAAATTGACCTCCAGCATAAAGGGAATATGGATTATTTGGGGAAGCACCAGCAGAAACAGGAGGAGCTTGTTGTGTAATATCTATAGTAAATGTGGGAAATCCTTTAGCATCTGTCTGGTTAAATACACAGGTCCATCCAGCTACTTGCGCTCCAGTATTATCTTCTTGTTTTTGAAAAACACCTATAATAGTTGAAGCTTGAAGAGCAGTAGCTAAAGCTGATGCTAATTCTGTCCCAGTATAACTCCCTTCTGGAACTACTACTGAATGCTGCTCATAGTAAGCAGCAGCACCAATTCTCCAAATTAAAGTATCATTAGAACCTTGTACAATTTCAAATCTATCTTGTTTATTAATTGTTAAAGATACTAAACTAATTGTATCTCCTACATGGAAAGTTATTCCATCCTTAAAATGATTCTTAATATAGGAAGCATTCTGGGGTCTTGGGTCTTGCGCATTCAATTCACTACTTAATGTAATTAAACTCATCTTTTATAATTACATAAGATTTTATTTTTATGAAAAAAAGTTTATAAAAAAAATCTAAATTATTTTCTAAAGTAATATTAAAAGATGGATTATGAATTACATGATAAAGAGGTTGGACAAAACCTTGATAAGATGCACAAAAAAGCGGCAGCAAAGATTAAGGCTTTAGAGAAAGCAGAAGTAAAACCTAAAGAAGTATTTGAGGGATGGAAAGATAAACCTAAAAGAGATAAAAAGAAAATGAAGGAAGCTGCTAAAAAGAAAGCTAAAAAATAATTATTTTTTTATTAATAAATCTTTATCAATTTTAGCAGCAGGACCTCCCATTACTGAACTATATAATCTTGCTATTCCCCATTCTCTTGCGGATTGTATATGAGGTCGTACGGATTTTGGTGATGAGCTAAATGCTCCTTCGCCTTTCTCCACAATTTTTTTTAATCCTTTTAATTGGAATCCAGTTGTTTTGGAAATCTCATTTATAGTATGTCCCTCATCTTTGGAGAAACCATATTTTTTATTATATTTTTCTTTCCAAGTCAAACCTTTAGCTTTATTTTTAATTATATTACCCTTTACTTCAGGATTTTCTTTTCTGTACTTCATCCAAGTTTCACCCATACTTAATGCAGATTCTTTTGTTTTAAAAGTTTTATTAGCATATTCTTTCTTGTGAAGGTTCCATAACTTATAGGTCCCATCCTTTTGTTTTTTTACTTGATAAGGCATGTTATTTATAATATAGTGAGAAATTATATTATAAATTAATTCTTGTAATTTATCAAATAATCATATCCAGATTTTATGGACACTTTTGGCTCAATATCTTTACATATATAATTACCATTAATGTCCAGATTATATGCTAAACCATAATCAGTATGGCTCTTTAAGTCGTCCAATTTTTTATTAATTAAATCCAATTTATATGTTAGATTTAAAAGAACTTCATGTAGGTCATCCATTTTATTTATATAAAGATTTTATTTTAAATTAATTTTTATCAGGATTCTTTTTTTTATTTTCCTCATCTTGTTTTTTAATTTGGTCTGGTGTTAATGCTGGTTGTACTGGAGGCATTACTTTTCTTTTCATTATTTTAAATATCAAACTGGAATTATCACTAATAGGAGCTGGTTTCCCATTTGGTAATCTAATATCTACTTTAAAATGTGATAATATGTAAGGTTTATCTACCATATATGTCCAGTCAGTAGTGAAAGAGTAAAAGAAATCTCCAGTAGAATAATTACGAGATATGTAAGCCATAGCTGGTATTTTCTGTTCTCCATTAGCGCCCCCATAATATTTTACATTAGGTATTATATCACTATAAACAACTAAATATGAGTAATCTAATTTTGATGGGAGATTAAGTGCAATTATTTTATCACTTTCAGCATTAGCTTCCAATTGATTTGGTCTTACACCAGCAATATTTTCCATAGGATATTGGGCAATATTTTGAGAAACAGCCAACATTACTGAAGCAGATACATAAGCATTCGTGGTTATAGGTAATGGAGTATTTCTTTGTTTTGCTAATGCTGATTTTGGGAATCCAATATATTTAACAACATTATACTGATTAAATTGAGCATTTTGAGTTCCAAACATTCCTATCAATTGTTCAATATCAAATCCTAATTTATCAAATAAAGTTCCTTTGTATTGATTAGGATATAACATATCCATCCTTATTGTACCTGCTGTTAGAGCATCACCAACTTTATCTAAATAAAAATCATTTACCGAACTCAAAAATGGAATATACATGTTAGTAATTCCAATACCAGATTGAGCAGATATAGTAGGTGAAGGATATTCTTGCTGGGGAATATCTAAAAATACTACTGGGACCCCATTTTGAGCAGGACCACTCATACCACTTATCATAGCTTCTTGTGATTGCATGAAAAGATTTTCAGTTGCGAATTGTTCATTTGGTTTAGCTTCAATTAATTGAAAAATCCCATTACCAGTTCTGGTTGATGTATGAAGTGAAGATATAGTATATCTTGAAAAATCACTATCAAAAGTAATTAATGGATTATCTGCGCCAATCATAATATAAGGCATGTATCTTTGTGGAGCTACAGCCTCATAGGTAGTACCCTCTGGATATACTGGGGAAGCTTCAGTAGAACCAGATTTGGCTATATAAGGACTGGCGGCATCAGTTTTCATAACATTCACAATTTTACTCCAAGCATTATCACTACAGGATGTAGAAATACCAAATAGTTCTCCTTCCATAACCATAGGTAGTTTGATTTTAGGTTGTCCAGCATAATCCCCTTCGCCTACAGGGAAAGCATTTATCATAGCAAAAAAGGGAACATCTACCATAGTTTCATAAGGAGCTTTACCTTCTTTATAATATACCACAGCCAAAGCAGGAAAATCTCTATTTGAAGTATCCCAATTAAATGGAGCCATTCCTAATTCTTTTATGGGGTAAAAATACCCTTTTGTATTTCTAAAGGAAAAATCACTATTATCAGGTAATTTTATTGCGCATTTAGGAGAGGATGGGTCAAACTCTTCTCTCATATTAGTAAATAATTCTACTTCATAAGGAGCATTATAAAACTGATTTTTTAAATCGTTATTACCTGCTCTTGATATAGGATTTTGAATTAATCTGGGCATAGTTTTCCAAGGTGTATTAGCAGGAAGTTCTCCATAATTAGCCCATTCAAAAACTTTATAAGTATTGGGTACTGGATTTAAACTTGCTGGGTCAGCTGGGACAGCAGGAGGGACAGCAGGAGGAGCTGGAATCCCAGTATAAAAAGTTGCAACTCTGGGATTAATTAAATTAATATTTTTTTGAGCTTGTCCAATCGTATATTGGTCATCTGCTCTTCCAATTTGAAACTTTGTTCTTTGATTATTCCATACAGCATTAGCATTATAATAAGAGGTTGGAGATGGATTTAAAACAGGTGGTCCAGTATAAAATGGGGCTTCTACTGATGATGATGTTTGATATGTATTTCTAAATAAAACATTTCTCAATAGTACTAAATTATTATATGAAACTGGGATATTTGTAGTTATACATTCACCAATATCAATTTTTAACATTTCTGGGTCATCAAGATTACTAACGGCTGATATTGTCCCATCAGTAGTCCAATTACTATAAGGGAATGGGTCTGTTGCTACATAAGAATCCATTTTATCCAACATAACAACTTCACTACCATACTCTCCATATAATCCTCCTATAATATAATTAGCGCCAGAGAAAGTTGATGCTTCACCTAAATTACTTTCAGCACCAGCAAAAAAAGTAGAAGGTTTTGGTTTATGTTTTAATTTTTGAAAATATGTTAAAGCTTCTAATTTTTTTATATCACCAGTTAAAAGATTATTCCAAAACATTTGTCTTCCCTGTGTTTCATTATAATTAGTTCCTTCTGGGACTGCTGCTCCAGCGGCAGTTTTTTCACCTTCAAAAGCAGCTCCCCATGTATTTCTTGCTCTTCCTTCAAATAATTGACCAGTAGAAGTATTAGTAGTAAAAAATGTTTCATCTGTAATAGTTGCACGAGAAGTAAAACCTATTTTACCAGAAGTAGCATCAATATTCCATACTCCTCCATTTACTTCACTATTAGTCCATCCATCAGCATTACCTAATCTATTATGAAATTGACTGGTTAAAAACTCACCAATAGTAGCTGGACTATTAAAACCTTCTGGTACATTCAAAGGCAAATACTTTGTAGTAATAACTTCATTTCCTTCATCTTCCAAATCTGGTCCATTCCAGAATCTATTACATTTGTATAATCTTTGTGGTCCAGCAATACTCATGTCTATACGAGCATTTTGTATGGATGGTCTTAAAGCATCACCAATAATAGTAGATGTAGGAGGGTTTTTAGTGGGGTCAATTGTAAATCCTTCTAATGCTTGATAAGGATAATTGTGAGCAAAATTGGCGAAGTTTTCAGTTGGAAGACCAGTTAATTCTTGCGTAAGGTTCCTTTTTTGGACATCCCCCCAAGCTAATTGACCATAATAAGATAATAAATATCTTGTATCAATAGTAGAATTAAACTTCGGCATATTCATATTAAACTGCATCCTATTTACGATATATGGGGAATATTCAATAGTAGCGATATTATCAACTAAAGGATTATTACCAACTTTATTTTTCCCACCTGAAAACTCTTGGGTTTCTTCAGGACTTCCTTTTACATTAATCATGGAAGCTTCAACTGAAATCTCATCCCCAACTTCTATAGGGATTCCATTTTCTACATAGGTGGTCCATTCGTGTGATGGGTATTCTTGTTGTGTAGCTGTATCTGGTGTATTTATAGAGGCATTTAATTCTGCTTCAATTGTAGCCCTATAAGCAATTTGTCTATTACTTTCTATGATAATAGTTTCACTCATCTTTTATAATAACTATAGATTTTATTTTTTAGTTTTATTCTAAAAAATAAAGAATATTTTTTTAACCAAAATAATCATCATAAGGGTGTGGTTCTGCTTTGGGTTTCAATATTGGTGTAGCCTTTACTGGTTTAGGTTTGGGAGGTGGTACTTTTCTCTGTGGGGCTGGAGTTGGTTTGGGTTTGGGTTTTGATTGTTCATATTCATTTCTTAATGTTTGGTATTTTTCCATGTTCCCCATAAATCTCATAAAACTCATTTTTTCATCTTCCAACTTTTTTATTTTTATTTCTTCATCTGTAGGTCTTAAATGTTGGTTAAACTCTGGGTCCAGTTTTTCAGGTTCAGGTGGTTTTTGTACTTCTTTTTTCACCTTGATTGTTTTTTGTTTATATTCTTTTTGCGCTTCCCTTTCTTCCTTTTTAGCTTTCTGTTTTTGATATTTAGTTGGTAATTTTTCATCTACTTCTTTTAAAGCCTCTTTTTTAGCTTGAGCTTTTGCTTTCTTTTTTTCCTGCGCTAATGTACGGATTCTATCTAAATGAGCTCGTTGTTTATCACTAATTTCTCTTTTTTTCTTTTTTGGTTTTTCTATAACTTTATTTGTTGGTTTATTGATAAATGGGTCATCTGGGTCCTCCTTAATTTCCATCTGTAATCCATCATCTTCATCTTCTTCCATAAGAATCTCCAAATCTTCTTCATTCATTAATTCTGGTAATGCAATTTCAGCCATCTTTTATTATATATAGATATTTTATTTTTCTATAAAAAAACTTAATATATTTTTTTCTATTTCTAAAGAATAAATCTCAAAAAAACTGGACTAAATTGGCTAAAATATTCTCTATATATATCTACCAAAAGTGTCCAGATTTCTATAAAAAGAATTAGTGTTCCTCAAAAACTTCCTCGTCCGTGTCTTCATCATCACTCTTATATTGTGAAACATTAACAAGATTCTTACCTTTATAAATTAAATCGGTAAAGTTTTTGAATGCTTCACTTGGATTAGTTTGTAGAGGACAATACATAAAATTATATCTATCTTTCGTACAATATCTATATAATGCTTTGAAGTTATTTTGTCCTCCATAAATATCTCCATATTCTTCAGCTATTTTATTGACTTCCTTTTCATTTGGATTGGGACCACCAAAAATAGCAAATGTAGCATTTTGTCGTGCAACACTCGGCAATCCACGGAATAGCTGTGAAGCCATGAGAAGTAAGCCGCAATTATAATGTCTAAATCTTGTTAGGAAGCTGAAAATAGCAGCTCCTTTCTTAATACCCAAGAAATCATCCAGAATAATAGCTATAAATGGTTGTTTTTCTTTTGGGAATGATTCTTGATATTTTACTATATTCTCAATAATACTATCTTTATATTCACTAAATATAGTGTCTGGAAATGCTTTTTTTAAAAATCTTGAAGTCCTATCATTATGGATGGTATTACTAATAATATAAACAATATCAAATTGGTCCTTAAAATAGTTTGGATTCAAAAGTAGATTAGAAATTAGGGTACTTTTTCCAGTTTTTACTGGTGATATAACTATACCCATTTGTCCTGTAGCTATATTTGGTAGATTTGGGTGTATGGGTCTTTTTAGTTTCTTTTCTGTACCATCTTCTTTTACTGGAAGAATTGTTAAATCAAATCCATTACTCATCTTTTATATAATATAGATATTTTATTTTTCTATAAAAAACTAAAATATAATTTTGAAAAATAAAATCTTAACATATAATAAAAGTATGGACGATGATACAGAATTAGTAGTAAAGAAAACCAGTCTTATTCTTCGTGTATTGAAGAAAATAAAATGTAAGTTTTCATGTTGTAGTCATTCAAGTTGCAGTATTAATGAAGATAAAGAATAATCAATAAATAAATAAATAAATGATTTAAAATATAATCTTTTATAATTATAAAAAGATGAGTTCTCAAGTTAGTCATAAAATCAAGAATAGAAAAGTAGCCAAAGATGTCTTTATTACTCCAAGAGATTTAGCTAAATCACACATAGACATGATTGAATATACCCAAAGTGATATTTGGTTGGACCCATGTAGATTTAATGAATTGGGTTCATATTATTCTCAATTTCCTTTAGAATGTAAAAAATGTTGGTTTGAAATCCAAGAAGGTAAGGATTTCTTAAAAGATGAATGTAAAGATAAACCTACTATTATTTGTTGTAATTTACCTTATTCTATAATTGATGTTTGGTTAGATAGATGTATTGAATTAAACCCAAGGGTCATATCTTTCTTAATTGGGGTTCATAATTTAACAGCAAAAAGAACAGAGAAATTAGAGAAAGCTGGATATGGGTTAAATAGAATCAAAATGATGAAAGTATGGGATTGGTACGGAATGAGCGCTATAGTAGTATTTGAAAAAGGTAAAAAAGGAATTATTGAATATGATAGGAAAGTTTATTATTAATCAATTAAATATTTAATTAATTGTTTAAAAAAAACATTTAAAAAAAAAATCTTTTTATATATAAAATGGTGAATGTAAAATGTTTATATATTGATAATGTACATATAGCATACGAATGTCCTTTCTGCTGGAAAGTAGGAAAAAGTATTAAGGGTTCTCCCTTCATGAAAAATGGGAAACCATACAAAACCGCAAAACCAAATATCCATAGACATGGAAGTTATGGTGGAAAAATTGGTAATGGAATTGAACATAGAAGCTCTCACTGCACTTTTAGCAAAGAAAGTGTAGAAATTGAAATAACTGAAGAAACCCCAAGGGAAACTCCATATAATCCTTTAATTGTTGATTTTGATTAATTACCATAAATATTTATGACTAAAGTATTTGGGAGAATCTTTTACAGCTGTTTTTCCATGTCTGGAATAGTAGTTGTCCCTCCTTTTTTTATCTCCATGGTCTAATTTGGAGTAATGTTTTAATTTAGTAGTATCTTTGTACTGACCATATCTGGAATCTCCAAAAGATACTTTTTTATAGCCTTTTTTGTTGTCGGCTTTAACATAGACATCATATTTTTTGTTTTTAACTTTACTTACAAAGGGTTCATATAGTTTAACCATTTTAATAATAGAAGAGATTTTATTATTAAAATTAAATCATTAATCTGGACACAATTGGCTAAAATATTTTCTTATATAATATTACCAGAAGTGTCCAGTTATGTAAAACAGAGAACCAACCTATATTTTTATAACCTTCCTCCTATTCATTTGTACTTTTGGTCTTAATTCATATTTTTTAGATTTTTCATTATGTTTAATCTCATATTTTAGTTTTCCAATTTTGTCTTTTAAATCATCTTTGGACATTTTCCAAACACCAACTATTTTATCTTCTTTATTCATTTTACTTGCTAATTTTCGTAAGTGTGTTAATGATACATCTTTAGTAGTCATCTTTTTATAATTACTAAAGATTTTATTTCTTATCTTTAGTTCTCAAGTTATATTCAATCTTTTCCTTTTCTTTTGTAATTTCTTGAGTTTCTTTTTTATTCATTCCTTCTTCATTTCGTACTAATACATGTTCTAAAACTTCATTAAATCTATCACCATATATCTTTTTCAAATGCTTTAATCTCCTACATTTTTCGCATAAATTAGTAATTAAAGCATATTCTTCCTCACAAAAAACACAACTAAACATCTTTTATTATAAACAAAGATATTATTTACAACATAACTTTTTCCAAATGCAATTATATCCAATATCAAATATCATATAGGACATACCTAAACAAGCAAAAAATAATATAATATCCATTTTGATATTATATTATATTTTAATTAAAAATCATAAAAATTAAACTGGAATTGTAATTGTTTGCGGTGTATTTACAACTCTTTCATATTTATAAATTGGAATGGGAGGAGTCAATTTTTCAATATGATACTCTTTATATTTCTTGATTCTTGAAGAATCTGGATTGACGATAAAGTAAATAGCTGAACGATTAAGTCCATATTTATCTTTTATCTCTTGCTGTGTTGTAAAATAATTAGATTCAATTAAATTGGTTTTTTCATGGTCATCATACAAACTAACTTTGTAATGATAGTTGTTGATATTCTTACTTCCTGATTTTCTGGGCATCCTTTTATATATATAAAGATTTTTTTTTTAAATCAATTTTTTATTTATTAAATGATTAATTCTTTATATTAATATATTCCTTAAGCACTTACACGGACCTGACCACCCTGTAAAACCATCTGTTTTTCTACAACAGCCCAATAACTATTAAATCGTTCAGCATTATTTTCAGCAGTCCTATTAATTGTTCTATCTATACTAATTGGTTTCTGTCCAACTTCAGTACCAACACCCATAACATTATAAGGTGAAGTGGTAAGGTCAATACCAAAGAAATGCTGGTGTCCTTCCATTTCTCCACGAATAGTAAGTCCTTCTATAGTTGCATCAGTAATCATTTGATTAGCAATTGGATGATTTCCAGTTTGTTTATCTGTAAGCTGGTCAGTAGAAAACTCACAATTAAGAACATTTAAATCAGTATTAAATACTTGAGCCAACTGGGACTGCTTGTAAGCTTCCCTCTGGACTGGTCTATTATATTTAAGTTTATCATTAATTCTAACATTATAAGAATCAGCAACATTATAACCATGTGAAGAATATTTACCTAAAACAACATTAGTCTGGGTTTTAGAATCCATACCTACAATTGACCTAACAACCTTTCCTGATAAACCTAATTCACGATTAACACTCTGGGGAAAGACTTGGGCTCCTGCTGGGGCTGGATTTGCGGCAGGATGGGAAGTACTGGTAAGGATAAGGTCTTCATAAGGCATGACCATTCCTGTATCACTCATAACAAGTTTAGCAGTTTCTTCCATTCTATCATCTGTATAAGTAAGATAATCAGCAAGGAACTTAACATTTGTCTGTCCAATACTAATGGATGTATCACCAGCATAAGCATTCTCAAAACAGGCAATATTACCTACATCAGCAGCAGCAGTACCTTGACGGCTCCATGTAAGTTCAATAGAAACTGGTTCATGGATAAGATAAAGGGGAAGCATAACATTTCTCATCATAGGGAATAATTCACTCAATTTAATTGTAAATACTGGGCATTCTACTTCACTTGTTCTTAATTTAATTATAGAAGGAACTACACCAACTTTAGCGCCTCCAGACCAGTCAATATTGCATGGCTGATAAAATCCATCTAAACTATTATCACCTTCCATTCCATCAATAGTTCCTTTAGTTGTAAAATCCTTTAGCTGTTTTTCCTCATTAGTCTTAAATTGTCTTTTGATTGTGTGATATTTACCAAACTCATCGCTGGTGGCTACAGCAGTAGTACCTATACGGAGAACGGCACGGCTAATAGCAGCAGAAATACCAGTCCTAAAAGGAAGAAAACATTTATCATCTCCAGCCTGAACTGGATGAACTGAAAGCTGAACAGCGGAGCCAACATCCAAAATACCTTTTCTTTCTAAAACAAAACGGCATGATTGCTGGGTAATAGTAATGGGGTCTAATATAGAGGTTTCTATATTCATAGTGGAAATTGTAGGGAGGGGAGCAACTTTTAAAGCACTTGGTAAAGCTTGATTACTTGAACTCATCTTTTATAATTACATAAGATTTTTTTTTTGAGAAAAAAATTATTAATAAACTTAATATTAATAATTTTGAACAATAAATAGAAAATAAAAAATGGACAAAATTGGTAAAAATAATTCTATATATTTAATTTCCAAAAGTGTCCTTAAGAAGAAACCATAATACCTTGAGGAGAATATTGGAGAGTATTTTGCGCTAATACATAACTAAAAACACTATTAGGACTCTGTCCATCTAATTCACTCTTAATGCGGAGTGAGTAATTAGTTTGGGAATAATCAACACCAACTTTATAAGGGTCAGTAGAAACACCAACACCGAAAACTTGGGCTGGGTCAGCTTGAGTTCCTGAATATGCATCTCCACCATCTACATTCAAATCAGTAGAAAGTTTATTCTGTGTATTAAGTGATATAACTGAATGATTCATGAGTTTATATGGTTTAATGGAATTAATGAAATTGGTTTCTAATTCTGCTAAAGGTCTATCTTCATTCTGTCTGGATGGAAACTCTACATCTACCATATTTTCAATTGGGAACAAAATACCTCCTTTACTAAATGAAACTTCTTTAATTTCAGCATCTTGGTCATAAGCTCCACCATTAGCATTACGAAGTGAAGGAGTTGTGAAACCATCTTCATTATAATTATTAATATGGGTTGTGGGAAGGAAATTATGGAAAACTGAAAGAGTTTTACTTGTACCTAAATTGAGATTCTGTGTTTGGTCGCTTGAGTTAATAACTGAATAGAGGTGGGAAACAGCATTATAAGTCATGGACCCAGAAGCAGCAGTACCCATCTGGGCTACACCATCAGCATCAGGAACAAGAAGGTCATAAGAAAGTGTTAAATCTCTTAACTGGTAAAAAGCACCAGTACCAGTTCCAGCTTCATTCTGTTTAGTAGCAACACCAGCATCATCATAAGAATACCATGGTCCTAAAACATTAGCATCAGGGGCAAGTTCTAACTGAACAATTAAACCTCTAACACCATTCTGTCCAAGAGGAATTGGATTTCCACCAGAAAGAAGACCAGTCCTTAAAGGAACTGAAAAACCTACATCTTCATTCATACCAACTGCTCCCAAATTACCACGAGAAGCAGTAAGGGATTGCTGGGCTACACAAGTATCTAAATCTTCAGCAGAATGGGTAATACTCTGGGCAGATGCAATATATCTCCCATATTGTCTAACTACTTCTAAAGTCTGGTTTGTCTGGGAACTTAAAGTAATTTGATTTATACATGCTGAAACACCAACACGAGAATTAATAGCAGCATTATAAGCACCGCCACCTTTACGATTATCATTATCAACTAAAGCAGGGACTTGTTCAGTAGAAGTATCTTTATTAAGCCTTAATGTACCATTTAGGCGGAGTGAAGAACCTACAAGCATTTTATCCTGTGAAGCTATAAGGAACTGAACAATTGGGAAACCTTGTCTAAATGAATAGGATTGGAAGGCTGGAGGATTAAGTGGGTTTATTTCAACCTTTTCAACATCAACAATAGTAGTTTGATTACTTGAACTCATCTTTTATAATTACATAAGATTTTTTTTTTGAGAAAAAAATTATTAATAAACTTCAATTTTATTAATAATTCTTAATATAAATAAATTATGGAAAAAAAAATAATTTTTAGATATTTTAACTCATGACCAAAACTCCTTGAGATGAGATATTAACTCTGCGGAGATGATTTACAAAATGCTCATACATCTTGGCTTTAGCAGCTCCTTGATATTCAACACGAAGGGAAAGGTCTGCGGAATCTAAATTAAATACCTGACCATATTTGGATAAACCACGACCAATTAAAAATCTATCTGGTACTCTCTGTAAATCTCTAACACCATATCCAGCATTCTGTAAAGCCTTCTCAAGTTCTATAATATGGAGTGCATCAGTTCTGGCTGGAGTTTGTGTGTATCTTTCTAAATCAACTCTGCGGTCTGGGACCAGAGAACCGCCGAAAACATACTGATAATTTCTACATCCATCAGTTAATCCCTTAAAAGAACTTTCCCTAATATTTCCCTGTCCATCTTGGTCAAGAGGAACTGAAAGAATACTATAAGCTCTATGCTGATTTGCTGGGATAAACTGGTTAGTAAGACCATTAAGAGAAGTAAGATTAAACCTATATAATGTATCTGTACGATAATCCATGGAAAGTCCTTTATCACTTTGAATCTGTTTCAACATTCTTTCTACATAACTCTGGGGAGGCTGAACCTGCGCTACAAGTAATTCTAAATCACTAATAGTCCATGAAACTGCTGGGTAAGGACCTGCTTTGGCTGCTCCAACATCAGCATAAGTAGTAGTAGTCATTCTATCAACCTGTTCAAAATAAATAAGTGAATCAGCTGGGTAATCTTCAACAGGAAGAGCAGTTCCTATAGCTCTATCAGGAATTACCTGAATAACTAAATCATCATCACCATCCTTGGTAAATCCTACAACTACTCCTGCTCTGGTTGTACCAGTACCATCAGCTTTACTCAAGTAAAGTTGGTCCCCCATAAATAAAGGATTATCTCCACCAGCGGCAGCTCTTTCAATAATATTACCAGCACCAGTTCCCTTAATAGCAATCTCAAAAACATCATCAATAGCAACTTTAGTCCATTTAGCAGCTGGATTAGCACCAGTATCTCCTAAAATTGCGGTTTTAAGAAGTAGGGCATTTTCTTCACCTGAAGCAAGACTGGAAGCAACAACAGCAGACCTCTCAATAGTATCTAAAGTCATCTGGACACGAAGACCTTGAGTTGCAACTAAAGGAAAAACTTTAGCTGACTGACCAAGAATACCAGAAATAAGTGGCTGCTGAATCTGGACATTTTTGGCTACTGGAGAAGTAGTAATAACACCAGCATCCCAATCACCAGTAGGTCCCCAGAATAGCTGGTCATCTAAACCAGCATTACTGGATTTTCCCTCAAAGAGTTCTCTTTTATGGTCAATAGATTTATTAGCAGTATATC